ATGAAAGCTCTTATTTTAGACAACGTAGTTGTAGACCTTGTTGAAGCAGAATTTGAGGTTCATTCATCAATGACATGGATGGATGCTCCTGACGGATGTAAAGTAGGTTATATCGTTCAAGATGGTTCTATTGTTGATAATGACCAACGCACTAACGATCAAAAGCAAGCTGACCTTATGGCTAAAATACGCAGTGACCGTAGAAAGTTACTAACTGCTTCTGATTGGACGCAAAGCCCAGATAGTCCTTTATCAGACACAGACAAAGCATCTTGGGCAACATATCGTCAAGCATTGCGAGATATTACAGATGGCTCTTACACAAGTGAAGATGATGTCACTTGGCCTACACCGCCATCTTGAGGTTAAATAGGTATGGCAGGCTATATTGGAACAACAGGCGAAACGCCCAGAGCTACTCAGACGCGAGATGTATTTACTTGTACTGGCGGTGAGACTTCCTTCGCAACAGGTGGTTACAGCCCCAACTATGTTGACGTATTTTTAAATGGCATAAAAATGCAAGTAGGTGTGGACGTAACGGCAACTAATGGTTCTGATGTGGTTTTTGCAACGGCTGTAGCGGCCTCTGATATTGTAGAAGTTATAGCGTATAAGACATTTGAAGTTGGCGGCGCGGCAGGCGGTGGATTGTTCAAGGGTGATAACGGAATATCTGGAAGCAGTGCAGGCGATATATTTAGGGTAAACGAGCAAGAGCTAAACACGGACGTAGAAATTACAGCTACAGAAAATGCTAGTGCGACAGGGCCATTGACTGTAGCCTCTGGTACAACGCTCACAGTTAATGGAAACTTGGTGATTATATGAGTACGTTAATAGTAGAAAACCTAAAGGGGCCAACAACAGGCGCTAACGCTAATACAATTACAATACCGTCTGGGCAGACGCTAAATGCTAGTGAGGGTTTTACGCCACCTTCTGGTCATATTGTGCAGGCTGTTCAACATTTACACGCCGCAACTAGCACTGGCAATTTAGGTAGAATTGACATTAGTACTAGTGGTTTTACAGATATTTATAGCCAAAACATAACAACAGAATTAGCAAATTCTATAATACACGTTTCAGGAATTTGTATAGCTTACGCAAATACTTCTACTTTAAGAGCGCAAGCTAGAATACTTTATTCTACAAACGGTGGTACAAACTTTTATGAAATATATAGAGACCCTTACGCTTGGTATGCTGACACAGTTTCTATGCAACCGCACACCATGACCCAGTTACACAGCCCAAGTGTAGCTGCAGGAACAACAATAATTTATAAATTACAAGCTTCACGAGTAGGATCTGGTACTCATTTTTTTAAATATGCTGATGGTGGTGGAACTACCCACAACAACTTAACTTTAATGGAGATAGCACCGTGAGCATTCTTAAAGTAGACACTATAAACGAAAAAACTACTGGCAATGGGGTGCATATTGCTGGTCATGTTGTTCAAACAGTATCTACAAGATTTAATACTCTTTTTATAATCGCCAGTACAAGTTTTACTACCATCGGCAGTCTTTCTATTACACCCAAATTTTCAAACAGTAAAATATTTATAAGTACTGTAAATCACGTTTATGTTCAGTCTGGTACTGCCGCTCAATGGAAAGTCGCAAACGCAAAACTTCTTAGAGATAGTACAGCAATATTACAAGACAATGCGACAGGATATGGTGTTGGTGCGTTTGCCACAGATGGTCCTGATAGATTTATGCAAAGTGATGTAATGCAATTTGTAGACACTCCAAGTACTACTAGTTCCGTAACATATTCTATTCAATATAATAAAAGAGACACAAACGTAACAGGCATACAAGTTAACAACGGTGTATATGGTAGGCAAGGTTTTATGTTACTTCAGGAGATAGCCCAATGACTTCTATCTTAAAAGTTGACCAGATACAGACCACCGCAGGGGCGGCTCCTACGACTAAGGATTTGGGTTTTGCGGCAGGGTCAGTTGTTCAGTTTCAAACTGTTGCTCGTAATGGGGCATCCAACTCCACATCTTCAACCAGTTTTGTTGATACTGGCTTATCTCTTACTATAACTCCTAAGTTTGCTACGTCTAAAATATTTGTAATGGTTCACCAAGTGGCGGCTGTTTTAGGTGGCACAGCAAATACAAGATGTGATTTTAGATGTATAGAGGCAAATAGTAGTACAGAAGTGTACAGAATGGACTATCACGGCAATGACCAAGTTGTAACAAACACACAAAGAAACATGAGTGGTAGCGGTACTTTCCAATGCTCAAACACAAATCAGCTAACTTTTAAAACGCAAGTGCAAAAAGCAAATAGTACCGCAAATGAAGTCAATCTTATTTATTATGACTGGTATTTTGAAAGCAAACTTACAATGACAGCAATGGAGATAGCACAGTGACAAATATATCAACAGCATTAACAGAATTAGGTGTAACGGAGTGGGTTCTGCGTGGCGAACCTACTTCTGAAACAGAGTTTAACGAAATGTTTCGCAAAGTGACAGGCGCAGACGAAAACGGTTCTGCCATAGAAAGTAGTAACCCTAGCGACTTTGGCACAACTTGGGCGGCGGTATCAGCTAAAAAAACTGAGCTAGTCAATGCAGAGCCAATGCGCTTACTGCGCGAGGAGCGTAACCGTAGATTAGCCGAGACAGATTGGTGGGCGTCGAGTGACCTGACCATGAGTTCTGAGCGTACAACCTACCGTCAGGCTCTCAGAGACATAACAGACAGCGCAACTAGCTTAGACGATGTAACGTGGCCTACTAAACCATCTTAATTGAGGTAACTAAATGACTAAAGCCAGAGACATAGCAGACAACGCAGGCCAAGGTGGTAGCGCATCTAATGTCATAATTAATGGTGCAATGAAAATTTCACAACGCGCCACAAGTGTAACAGGCATTACTTCTAGTGGCTATAAAACTGTTGACCGTTTTAGAACCAGTATAGGTTCGGCAGGCACATGGACGCAAACTCAAAATGCAGTAACAGATTTAGCAGGCTTTAGATACTCATTAAAAATGGCTTGTACTACTGCTAATACCTCTCTTAGTGCAGGCAGTAGTTTACAAATGAATACGAGACTTGAAGGGTTTGACATACAGCAATTTCAAAAAGGCACTGCAAGTGCAAAAAAATGGGCTATGAGTTTTTATGTTAAAGCATCTAAAACTGGCACATATATTGTTGAATTGTTTGATAATAATAACAATCGTCATGTTAACAAAAGTTATACGGTAGATACAGCTAACACTTGGGAGCATAAAAAAATTATTTTTGATGGCGATACCTCGTCACCTTTTGCAAACACAAATGGTAATTGTTTGATTGTTCAGTGGTTTTTAGCGGCAGGAGCTAATTTGACAGGTGGAACACTGCAAGAAAGTTGGGGTGCGCTTACAAATGCTAATCGTTGTGTTGGGCAAGTTAATCTTGCTGACAGTACGTCAAACACTTGGGAAATAACAGGCGTTCAGTTAGAAGTAGGAGATAAAGTTTCAGATTTTGAGCATCGAAGCTATGATGATGAGCTTGCTCGGTGTCAGAGATATTATGAAATTGCAGATATAGGCGGCGACACTTATAGAATAAGTCTAAATAAAGGTTCTACTGGTGCTAGTTATTATTGGGCTATTGATTTAAGAACAACAAAAAGAGTAAAACCAACTTGTACTATTACCCAATCATTCGATGATAATTTAACGCTTTCTGTTCATCCTAGTGCAACTGGCCTTAACCATATAGGAATTAAAAATGCTACTGGTGGCTCCACTGACACTAGGGCTTTAGGAGAATTAGATGCATGGACAGCGGATGCGGAGTTGTAAAAAATGAATATTACATCAGCACAATATGAAACAGATGAAATTAAAGAAGGTAACACTGGTATTATCGCGGTTATAGACGGTGTGACTATGGGAGTTCCTATAGATACTGCTAACCGTCATTATGCCGAGATTATGCGTCAAGTTGATGAAGGTTCTTTAACTATAGCAGAGGCCGAATGACTGCACTAAACCCATATGTCGAGCGTGACCCAAATGCGATAGGGGCAAATGTTGTATTTGCAGGAAAGCGTTACTGGCTAGTGGGATATTGCGAGGGTGATGGTATTTGGAGCGATGACGCACAAGACCAAGGCACATGGACAAATGACAGTGCGGCGACAGGTATTTGGGTGGATGACAGTGCAGCGTCAGGAACGTGGACGGATGCTTAGAAAAATGGTACGTTGGGTTTAAGAAAAGGAATTTAATATGTCTACGACAGCAAATTTAGGTTTAACGAAGCCGACAGTGGGGGGTAGCGACTCAACATGGGGAAATACGCTCAATTCTAATTTTGATTTACTCGACACAGCTATCAACACGGCAATGCCTACTGGTGGCATTATTATGTGGTCTGGTACGGTTGCAACGATACCGACAGGATGGGCATTATGTGATGGCACAAACGGCACACCTAACTTAACAGGTAAGTTTATTGTCCACGCAGACGCAGACAGTAGCGGAACGTACAATGTAGGCGCGACAGGCGGTGCAAATGATGTGACACTAGCGACTAGCGAATTGCCTGCTCACAGCCACACAGGTACGGCGGCAAGCGGTGGTAACCACACGCATACTGGAACGACAAGTAGTGACGGAGCGCACACGCACAGCTACACAGATAGTTATGTTTTGCAAAGCGCTCTCATTCCGGGCATTGATATAGATTTCAACTCTACAACTTGGAACCCAAACGGGTCACAAAGCAAAACAACAGGTTCGGCAGGGTCACACTCTCACACCGTAACCATTGCTAGTGGCGGCGCACATACTCACACATTGTCTGTCGATAATGCAGGCGGTGGCGGCGCACACGAAAACAGACCACCTTTTTATGCACTCGCTTATATTATGAAAACGTAAATATGACTTTAGTACCACTTGATATACCATCTGGATTTTACCGAATAGGCACAGACTACGAGCAATCTGGCAGATGGCGTGAAGGTAGTTTAGTTAGATGGCTAGACGGTTCATTGCGCCCTATTGGTGGTTGGCAAAATAGAAAAGAAGATTTTGCACTGCAGCCAATAAGAGGTATGCATGCTTGGGAAGCTCTGAACCAAAGCACATGGTTAGCAGGCGGCTCACATAATTCATTGGTGGCGATGACAGGTGGTGGATTATGCTACGACATTACGCCAGAAAACTTAGCAACTGGACGTATAGATGCGGCTGTAAGTACAGGGTTTGGTAAAGGTGCCTACGGTGTAGGTTTTTGGGGTACACCAAGACAGCAACTTTCTAACGCTATTCCTGACCCTGCTACGTTTTGGAGTTTAGATAACTTTGGCGAGTTATTGGTGGGTTGCCATTATGATGACGGTAGACTGATTGAGTGGGATTTGAATATTGTTAGCGGCTCAGAGCTAATAACAAACAACAGCTTTAGCGCAGGCACAGATTGGACGCTAGGCACTGGTTGGGCTATAAGTGGCGGTGAAGCTAAGTGGACAGGCACAACAGCTGCAAACTTAGAACAAGCTATAACAGGCTTAACAAGCGGAAAGAAATATCACTTTACTATAAGTGTAACTGACCCTGACGCAGATGCAGACGCCACAACCATACCGTCACTAAAAGTTAAGATTATTGGAACAACAACAACGACTGTTTTACTTGATAAGACACTACCTATTGGCAATAGCTTTTTTAGATTTGACACAGACGATACTGGTG